ATGCGCAAAGCCCGATTTACCGAGCACCAAATCATTGCTGTACTGAAGTCCGTTGAAGCCGGACGTACCGTTAAAGATGTATGCCGCGAAAACGGTGTGTCTGAAGCCAGCTATTACATCTATGGACTACCTCCGTTTTGCAAGTATTGAATCTGGTTTTGGGTTGTTGCTTACATCTATCCGCCATCAGGAAAATCTGTGCCCAAATGGGTAATCCGCACACAATCGCCTCAACAACTGGACGGCCTCTGAGGCCAGTATAAAAATCAGGTTCCGATTGTGCAGGTGCAACCTGTCACCATTTTTCAGTACACTGCAACTTTTCTGGCTGGGTACTAATTTCCAACTGCCTGATACTCGGTATCATTTCTCAGCATCGACCAGATTATTCTCTCGTTCTTGTTAGCGACCGCCACGGTCGTTTTATTAAACCCACGTCGTTCCTTCAACGGATTAACCCACTGATGCGGACAGCCATCATTGTTATTCGTGGCAACCCTGACGACAGCGCGGGCACCATGAATAAAAAGTGTCCGCAAATGCTTGTCGCCTTTTTTCGTCATATTCATCAGCACCTGTCTGTCGCCACTCGAGTGCTGTCGTGGAACCAGACCAAGCCATGCGGCAAAGTGACGACCATTTTTAAATTCAGATCCTTTGCCAATAGCGGCTACAACAGCCGTGGCCGTTTTAGGGCCAATGCCTTTAACTTTGGCAATGCGCTGACAGGCTTCAGATTGTCTGAACACAACATCGATTTCTTTATCAAAAAAGTTTATACGACGACCAAGGTCGTTAAAGAGATCATAGAGTTCTGCAATCGTCCTGCGCATTCTGACGCTGAGACCATTTTCAGCATCTTCAAGGATCAGCGGAACGGCACGACGAACTCTTGAGACTGCCGCGCCGATTGTTATTCCCAGCCCTCTGATTTGACAGACTGTTGCAGTACGATGATTGACAATACGTTGTCTTGCACGGTGCAGGGCCTGAATATCCTGCTGTTCAGGGCTTTTCGACGGAACAAACTGCATCGTAGGTTGCATCAGAGCCACAGCTATCGCCTGCGCATCATTGCCGTCATTTTTTTGCCCACGGACAAAAGGTTTTACATACTGGGGGCTAATGACTTTTACTTTATGTCCCAGTTTTTCAAACTCCCCCTCTGCGGAGGAAAGCCAGTCAAGTTGACCGTACTTGCGTAGCCACGTCATGACGGTGTAGCTACCTTGAATACCGTAGCGGTCTTGCGCCTGGCGGTATGTCATTTCACCTTTTTCGACCTGTTCAACAACGGCCAATTTAAAGGATAGAGGGTAATCGCGTTGCGTGCGTTTAACATATTGGTTCATCACATTTTCCTCAGTGTGCGAGTTAAATGTGTCAACGCTATTTAGGACGGGTCAGTGTTATTGAGCTGCACATCGCGGACCAGCTTTTCTTCTTTCTTGGCAAACGATGGATCGATACCCTCGGCCAGTTTTTTCTTGGCTTCATCACGTAGTGCCCTCGCTTGTGCAAGAGACACTGCTGTATAGACACCAAAAGCCATACGCTTCTCTTTTCCATTGAAGCGATATTTCATCCGCCAGTATCGAGAACCAGAAGGAACGACCTCTAAATACAAACCAGCACCATCTGCCAGCTTATAGGCTTTCTCTCTGGGTTTAGCAGCGTCTACCTGTCGTGCATTAAGCTTCATTGGGGGCATCTCCCTGGACCGAACACAGAATGCCCCCATTTATTCCCCCAACTGTGACTTGATTCCGGTTGAGTCCAGTTGATAACAGGAGATAAGATACGGGCCAGAAACCGCAGTATACGGGCTTTGAGTTGATTTCGGTAAACTTGGGAAGAGTTTGAAATGGTGCCGATAATAGGAGTCGAACCTACGACCTTCGCATTACGAATCATAAGATCTACATAAATATCATTTAAAATTCAATAGATTACTCGCATTCACACCACTTAATTATTGTTTTGTGACAGCTCACAATAGTTTATATTGATACACGACGACACATTCACGCCACATCAAATACCAACAAAAAACCGAATAAAAAACATGAACACAATCAATTCACCGGCACCGTCGGCCAGTCAATATCCGGTGCTGTAGACGTGTCAATACGGCTCAGTAGCACAATATAGGTTTTCCAGTCAGTCAAGGCCGCTTTTTCCTTGTCTGTTGCCAATGCCAGATCCACCGCGTAGGTGAGCTCTGCGATACGGGCGTTAGCGGTTGCGCGGCGTGTCGCCCGTTCCTGTTGTGCGACAGTGACAGCGGCGGCGTGTTGGGCGTCAGTGTCGGTTACCCACGCGCTGCCATCCCATTTATCATACGACGTCGCTGGTGCCATCAGTGTCACATCATCCGGTAAATTACCGAGGGCGGTGACTGTTTGCGCCTGGCCAGTTTGCGTGCCGTATACCGTCTGGCCACGATAATCGGGCACCTGTTCCCATGCGCTACCGTCTGTCGTGCGGCGTAGCGCCTGACCGGCTTCGGGTGATGTGGGTTCATCGGCGTAGCTGTCGGCGGGAATACCCACGCCCTGCATCAGGTATTCATCACTGGCCCCGCAATATTCGCGGGTCTGTGGGTCAACATGGTAAACAGTTATCCAGCCCGCGTTTACGGCCAGCCCGGTATTATTAAGGTGTGTTTGTGCCTGAATTGAATCACTCATTATGCAGCCCTCACAATGTAGTTAAATGCCACGTTACGTGGTCTATTTTCTGTTGATGTATTTATACCTGGAATATTGTTATCAAACGTCATGACGAATCCTCCATAATCCGCGCCTCCCTCTGCTGGGGGTATTGTGCTGTCAACATGATTCATTCCCAAAACACCGAGGCCGCCGAATTGAGCCCCTATCGTTTGCGCATGTACCCCGGGTACACTGCCTGTCATTTGCTGCATCGCATGGGATTGTTGAGATAATAGTGTGCGTCCATTATCAACCGCCCGACCATCATCCCAACCGCGAATAAACTCGCCGCGCAGGTCGGGCAAGGTGCCGGACGGATACGTCATGGCCAGCATTGGATATAACGCTGTATTGAATGTCTGACCGTTGCATTTTAGCCAGCCAGTTGGCGCGGTGGCCTGCGGCCAGGGTAGCGGGATGCCTACCAGCGAGCTATTGAGTTCGGACCACACAAACGCAGTAGTGGCAATCTGCGTACTGTTTGTCGCTGGCGCTGGCGTCGGCGCGGTTGGTGTTCCGGTCAATGCCGGACTGTTAAACAACGCTGCCAGCAGGTTCGTCAGGATTGTTGCGGTATCTCCGTTATCCAGCACATCACTTCCAGTTCTGTTTGCGATAAGCTGAGCAATAACGCTAGAAATAACAGATGACTGTCTGATAGCCTTATTCATTTGTGAGCTTGATGCTTTCCCGCCCTGAAATCCCGTGTCCAGCGTTGCGAGCACCTCCCAGTCAGCCTGCGAGATTACGTTTGCGCCCGCGCTCGTAGCGAACGGTTTAAAATTATTTTCAGCCATTAGAGTAATTTCTCCCATGAGCCGGCATCAAATCCGGCGATATAGTCGTTATCCATGTCAAAACCGAAGAACCTGTTACCTTCAGACGGCGTTTCCACCGCCGGTATTTCAATGCTACCGCCCCATACACCAGCGGCTTTAACAGTCAGGTATCCCTGTTTGATTGCGGCGATAAGCTCCAGTGACACCTGCGAGATATCGACATCAGGGAAAACCCAGATAGAAATCGTCATATCCTGGTTGTCGACAATCTGCATGCGGAGACCGGAACCTGCCAGCGCCGTATCAAGAATGGGCGGAAGCGTGTCGTTCTGACCGTTCCAGTTGTTGATAGCGATTTTCGCTTTCAGTATTACCCGGTATGTTTCATCGCTCAGTGCCGTATAGCCGCTGTCCGGGTCATACGGTCCTTGCCATACACCCTGATCAAATCCAAGTCCGTCGGTGTCCAGTGAAAAATAGATGCCGCTGATTGGCACGCTGACATAGCGCGTGCGCCCTATCCATTCGCCCAAGATGTTGAGCTGCACACCGACAGCCGTATCAATATCAAATGCGGTGATCAGGTCGCTAAGTGCAGTAGATACATCGGTAAGTGGTCTGGTTGATAAATCCACATGCTGAAAAAAAAGAGGTTTCCCGGCGTGGTAGTTAGTTATCAGGTCGGTGTATTTACTCATGACGATACCGTTATCGTGATATTTGCTGTAGAGCAGCTTGCCGACTCATCGTAAGCAATGACGATATTCGATGACGCAACACTCCCGGATGTTTTGCCTATCTGCAGCTCATTGATGTCGTAATAGCGCGCGTTGCCGCCGCTTACGACTCCGAGGTTTGCAGGGGAATATATGCGGCTAATCAGTACGTCATCGCCGATTGTCAGACTGTTGATATAGCCTGCAATGGCCGATTTAATTTCTTCGCCGATCTGAGTTGTGTAGCCCGTGAAAACGCGGAGGGTGATAGCAATATACACTGCCACATCAACCGTACGTGAAAAGCTGATGCTGTGTGGATTGCCGTACTTATCCAGCACCTGAACAGTGGTGTTACCGTACGTGAAAACACCCTGACCTTTCTTGCCCCGGATAGTCTGGGCGATGGTAGTTGCGTCACCGCCGTCAACAATGGCGGAAATGGAATGTCTCGGCAGCCCATTAACATCCACGGAATCTGTGTCGTTCTCATACAGCTTATGACGCGTCACACCTGAAATATTCGCCAGCGCGCCATCAACCGCATCAAAAGGCGTCAGCGACGGTAGAGCAACACTCTGCGTCTGCCTTATTCTCAGTTCAGCATCGGTTTCCGCCGCCGTACCGACAGTAGCTGCAGAAGGGTTAGTAACTGATGTCCATCCGCGCGTCGGGGTGTTAATGCTGGTGACCGTGTCGGCCAGCGCCGCAACCGCTCCAGACGTATTGCAGGTTGCCGTCACCGGGTTTCCGTCAATCGTTGCAGTAGTCGGCAGATTCCAGATAATGCCGTTATCATCACGAACAGAGCCGTTTGTAATTGTTGTACCAATGGTGCCGGCCAGCTCAAGATCAACTGTTGAACGGGTTTCCCCCTTTCGCGTAATGCCGTTGATTTTTACGTTGCGCGTCAGCGCATCACTAAGCGCAGTTGCCGGTGAATAGCTGTTATAAACGCTGATGGCTGTCGTGTTGGCGTCATGGATTGCCAGCGCCACCAGAGCCACCACCTGGCCGTCTTTGCTATCAGGTTCGAGGTAGGCGTCGGTGCCGTAGATTTGCTGGAAATACCCGGTAACTGTACTGAGTATCGTCTGATAATCAGGCGCACTAATCCCCTCAGCGGTTACCGTTGCCGATAAACCGAGTGTGTCCAAATTGAGGGCCATTTATGCCTCGCTGGTAACTGTCGTTGTTCCATAGATGGTTTCTACCGTCACAGTAAATGACACGCGCCGGGTAGAAGTGTTAACCGTGGTATTGAATTCGGTGATTGAACTGACTCCAGCAGTGTCGAGAATGCGCTGGCGGATAGCCATGTTGTAGATTTCTGGTTTCTGCTTGCCGAGTACAGACTGCATCCACGGCGTACCGGCTGTCGTATCGAGGAACCACTGACCGTACCAGAGCAGGAACCGGGTTTTGATCGCCTGTGCCACCGCTTCCGGCGAGTTAATCAGCCAGGTATCATTGCCTCGGCCAAACGTGTAATCACCGTCGTCGACATCTTCGCGTCGGTATCGCATCAGTTCGGTGCTCCTGTGTTACCGCTGCCTGTCTGTACGCCGCCATGAGTGTGAGACTCAAGGCTCTTACCGCCAGCGATAACATCGTTAGTTACGTGTACCGGGCCAAGCATTGTTGCGCTGCCGCCACTGGCTCCCATGCCCTGCGACAGGTTGCCGTTAATGGTCACATTGCCATTCAGCACAATTTCCGGTGCTGTAATTTCCGCACCACCGCTGGCCGTGGCCGTCAACGTCCCCGGTGTGGTGACCGTGATGTTATGCCCGGCCGCCACCTCCACAAATGCGGCGCCGTCGTCGGTGCGCAACTGCGCGGCGCTGGTGCTGATGCCACTGATTTTTTTAGCCTGCGACATCGGCCCGAGTAATGCTATCGCGTCGCCGATGTGGTGCTGGCGCGGGTGTACCGGCTCCTGTTCCCCGCCTGATTGCCACCAGAAATCAATGCAGCGATCGTTAAATATCAGTTCACACTCATCGCCAGGCTTAACCGGAAACGTGAGTGTGACTCCACCGCCACGCGGGAATGACACAGGCACATCGACGAGCTGCGGCATTGAGATCGAAACCTGATTTCCGTTGGCGTCTGGTTCATAGCCCTTAATAGCTGGCTGTATGACGGCGGTCACCGCATCAGCATCAAACGAAACTACCGTGCCAGGCAGGGCCACACGGATTCCTGCACTAATGGCTTCCTGAATCGCGAGCATGAACTGCTGATCGCCGCTGATTTGCGACGAAAGAGGAATTGGCATGAGGGAAACTCCGGGCAATAAAAAACCCGCCAGAGCGGGTAATCAGAATTCTATCTATCACGTAGATGGAGGGCTTTGATTTTCTTTAGCATTTCCACCTCTACCTGAAACAAAGATAGCGGCCAACGCAACTAGATCAACCGTAATCAAAGTGCCTGCAAAGGCAGTATTACCACGATAAGCAAAATAAACAGCAATTAATAACACCAATATCGTTATGGTGTATCCCATCCATTGCCCACGTTTATCACGTGATATCGTTCCATTAACAGCCGTGTTCTGGAGACCGTGTCGATGTAATTGCTCTCTTTCTGTCAGAGCAAAAACCCGCTCTGCAGCACCGGGAAGCACTTTGTTATATTGCTCAAGCGTTTGCGGGTGTGGAAATGGCCCCTCAAAACGTTCAGTGCTGGAAAAACGAGAGATCATCACTTGATTCCGTGACAATCTCTCTACAATTTCTGGTGGGATTTTCCCTTTTAGCTCAGGATCCTGCTTTACAGCAAGGCTTATCTGTTCCGCAATCTTTTGAGATAGTTCCTGTGTATGACGATTGCCATTATTCACAGGCTGATTGCGCAATTGCCCCTTGTTGCTTTTGGCGTTCATATTCCATGACCTTTCTCATATCCATAGCCACATTGACAACATCATGTTTGATGGAATCTAAATCAGAAATGCAATGGATAGATTCCATATAATTTGTTGAGGGCATAATGTTCATTACGCTTGCTGCTGCGTTAAAATATGCCTTGATTGACTCAGACATGTTCCCCTCCTCCCGCTTATACAACCAACTTCATATCCGCCTTCCTATGAAGACAAAAAAAACACTGGCGATATCTGCATCATTGGTGTTTTCTAGTGCCAACAACCACAGTTATCGTTACACAGAGTGTATTATTTAGGCGCTGAGGCTGCAACATGAATGTGTGACGATAGCGTCAGAATCATTTTGTTCTCACGCAATCATGCGTCCCATACACGCGCGAGGCGCTCATGTGGCTAGTATCCCTTTGATTTAGCGACCCGAATCCCCGCAGCCCAACCGTTAAAATCCCAAACGTTCATACCAGGCACTGGGTTGTGCGAGTCCCATGCATATCTCGTCCCAATTTTCCAGGCTTGATCGCTGACCGTTTTATCCTTCGAAAGGGCAATAATTTCTTTAATACCACTAAAAACATGGTCTTTACATGCTTTAGTGACTCCCTTACGGTTGGTATACGCATCTAAATCATCACATTGGGCATAAGTGTTATCAATTATTGATGCGAAATCATCAATCGTCATATAAAAAAGGCGCCCATTTAATGCGAAGTACGGAGCTGCAGACTCCGGAGATCGCCACTGGTTTAGTTGCTGCTTATTCATCAGAACACCAGTTTTATCAACATATGGATCTGCTAGTGCGATGGTGGAAAATAAAACTGAAAAAGAAAGAAAAGCAGTAGCAATAAATTTAGCCACATTATCCCCCGCGTAACAGTGATGAGCCAGTTTGCAAATCACGCGCGCCCCGCGCAAAACACATCATATCCATGTACCACGGCTGTCCTCGCGTTTCGCCAGTATAGTCGATTGCTTTGACGATATAAACGCCATCAGCGGCAATGCTGGCCGGGTTCTGAAGCGTTCCGTTTCCGGCTGCTGTCAGGTTGCCGTTAACGTTCTGCTCAGTCACTCGACCGGTGGCACTGGCTACTTCGTTATTACCGAGAGCCACGCGGTATATTGACGCCTGGTCAATCTGCACCAGACCATTGATTTTGATGTTCGGGTTAATCAGGCAGCGCACGTTAACGCCGCCGTCCATTGTCTGCTGCGGCATGCCGATCAGACCGGTGTCAGAATTCAGCACGATCGCTTCCTGAACGTACTTATTCGACGGCACGACATGTACCTGGCCATCGACCATCTGCCACGTACCGCCACACATCTTCGCGATGTCGTCCATGATGTCGCGGTTGGAGTGGTACAGTGGCAGACCGCGCGGAAATACCGTGGTCGGCATATCGCCGATGACGCCCGGCGTGACACCCCAGGGGTTAAATCCCTTCATCGTCAGGTCGAGCAGGTCTTTCGTCGTGTACCCGGCGGCCAGCGTGGTTTTGGTGCTGGCGAACAGGAACGCGTTGTAATCGCTGGCGGCCTGCACCAGCACCCAGCTGTCGGTGATATTGTCTTTGCCGTTGATAGTGAAGCGGATATCGCCGGTAAAAATCAACCCGTAGTTGGTACCCGAAAATTTCCCTTCGTCGCCAGGCGCTACCGGGTGAGCAATACCTATCTCGCTGTCCGGAACAACAGGCATCGCACCATCATATCCGGCAATGATGCGGATTTTGCTGAACTCTTTGCCCATGATACGGGCCTGCGTCTCCGGCGATACGTTGTAAATTTTGACGTTCGCCACGCGAGGAAACCGCGTATCGGCCCACTCAATGCGAAAGGTCACCTTGAAATCAGAAAGGCTGATCCCGTTTCCGTTCTCATCGACAATTTGCAGCTCAAAATGCCGTATCCAGTTTTGGGACATGGTTACTCCGTAACGACGTAAAGATGGCTGTAAATTCCGAGATCGGTTTTTGTCGGGTTTTCCTGTCCTTCGGTATCGCTGTTCACAAACATGGAGAACCCCAGGTTGAGATAAGCGTAAGGGGCCAGCAGATCAGCACCGGCCAGCAAGGGAAGCGATAACGCTATCGAAGTCTGGTCGCCGTTAAGGAGATCAAGACACCAGAACGCGTCACGCCATACGAGCCGCATGCGGTATGCAGTACCGGCAATGGTGATGGCGAAGTTCTGATTATCCGCTGAAAGCGGGATTTCGCTGATGTTCATTACAGCCCAATTCCCCCGGCGATCTGCGAAAGCAGAGATTCATTTTTAGGAACCGGCGATTTAACACCGGCGTTCTGCGTGGCAGATGTGGACACACCCTGCGACATACCCGTTTTATCCGCGACCTGAACTGTCGTTGTCGAAGTCAGGATAAGTTCACGAAGCGTTAGCACTGCTGATAGGACATTTTCCGTCGTCTTGTCGGTAGTCACCTCAATGGCGCGCAACAGCATATTAATATACTGCCGCTTGCCTGTAGTGACATCCAGCAATTCACGGTTCCGCTGCATATCCAGAAAGGAGGCGTAAACCTCCTTTGGAGAAAGTCCGAGGCTGATACCGAGATTGCTGGTATCAAGTAAGTCCAGCAGCGAGCCGCCCCCGGCAAAGCCAACTTCCATCACAACCTCACTGGGTCGCCGGTATGCATGATCTGCTACAAAACCCGCAGCAGATGATGTGGGTTTTTCTACCGGGTGCTCTGTGATTTCCAGCGCATCGCTGTGTCTTTCACTGACAACAACACTCGGTACCATCACCCCGATTTTCCGGCTCTGCTGCTGAAACAGAGTAGAGAGAATATCCATCAGCGTGGCCCCGTCTGAAGTTGCTGAATACCGTTAGCCTGAATGCCTGCCTGCTTGCCTGCGATGATATTTGCAGCCTCCTGCGGGTTGGACACGCCGTTAACGGTGATATTTACTTCCTGGCTGAGAGACGAGCCACCGATCGTGGCAGTACCGGCGGCGCGCACCATTTCGTCACCGTAGGGATTGCGTCCATTCTCCTTCTGGATAATACCGTTCATCATTGTTGCCATGACGTTCGGATCACGCAGATTGATTTGCGCGTCAGGTGAAACACCAAGCATCTGCGAAATATGCGCGATATAAGCGAGGGTGTCATTCTCGATCTTGCCGTCTTTGGTTGGTGGAGCCCAGGTGCTGACAATATCGGAGACTGTTTGCAGTGGCTTGCCGGTAGTTTTGCCATCGTAATAGCGCAGGAGCTGGCGAGACATTGCGCGCAATCCCTCAAGCGGTGTGCGGAACTGCGCAAAACGTCCGTCTGATGTTGCCCCCGCCTGCCCTGCAAATTCGATATTACCGGGATTGTTGTTGCGAATCCCCCGTTCATTGCCTGGGACATAAACCTCTCCAGGGTGTTCCTTTTGCCAGTCCTGAGCCTTTTTCAGTTCAGCGGGGTCAATGTTCGCCCCCACGCCGCCAATAGTTGCCAGTTCTTCCGAGGTTGTCGGCGTATTGTTGGTCGGGACGAACATCAGAAGCCAGGGATTTCGCAGGGCAATATCAGCTATCGCCTTCGCAAGATTACCCAGGCCGCTCAGCACGCCACCGATAGCACTGGCCATACCGCCGAATGCACCGGTTATCTTCCCGATACCGCCAAGAAATCCGGCCAACTTCGCGCCCACCATAAAGCCAAAAATCAGCTCTAATGTGTTTTTCCAGCCGCCGAGATGGTCTTTCAGCTCGATCAGCGTGTCGCGAAGCCAGATGAACGCCTTTTTCGCCTGTTCAATTTCGGGCTGCCACTTCGACCAGTCAATCAGGCTCTTGCCGCCTTCTTTCCAGGTCTGATAGTCTTCCCATAGCAGTGCCAATGCACCGACCAGCGCGAGTACCCACGTTACCGGGGATTTCCACATTTCAGCGTTAAGCAGTTTCCAGACAACGACAATAGCACCCAGCGTTTCGATTAGCGACTTGCTGTCCTTGTCCAACCCCTTCCACCAGTCCGATATCTGGCCTTCGGCCTGAATAAGCCGCATCGCGGCCCGGCCAATGACGTCAGAAAGCCACAAAATCCCCTTGATGACCGCCATAATGCCGCGCTCAATCGCCGGGAAGTTATCGAGTATCTGTTTGCGCAGACGATCGAGAGAGCCGGAAAGGCCATCCGTCAGGCTGCTGCCGATTTTGTCCCGAGCCATACCCGCCATCATCGTGAATTCGCGGATAGAGGTCATGAAACGGTTGGAACTTTTCGCTGCAACGTCAGCATTAAAGCCGATCGATTTCGCCGTGGCACTGTACTGCGCGCCAAATTCGCCCATGCCACGGCGCATCGCCATCAGCGTATTTTCGTCAATACCGAGCATGGAGGCGTACTGATTCGCCCGGTAATACGGCATGCTGCTGAGGCGTTGGCCCACACCAGAAAAGATTGACTCCATGCTGCGCATCTGGCCGCTGGCGTCCCGCGTCTGCACTCCCAGACGATTAAGAAACCCTTCCGCGCCGGGGCTGTTACGCATGAATCGCGCCAGACTCTCCAGAGAGCTGCGCGCGGCGGCGGCACTGCTGCCGGTCTGCGATGCCGCATACCCGATAGCCTGAATTCCTGCAACCGTGGCTCCTGTGCGCTGGGATTCCCAGTAAAGCTCATCCAGTCCAGTGGCGATTTTCGTCGTGAACGCCACGACGGACAGGGCCGCGGCTTCGACAGCTACACCGAGTTTGATCGCTTTGGTAGTGACACTGACCAGTGTCGCATCAAATTTGCGCATACCTGCGTCGTCGACATCGAACCCGAGAGAAACCAGGAACGACTTTATTGTTTCAGCATTCACTGGTCTTTCTCCCATTGCTGGATACGGGCTTTGTTATCTGCGTTGACATCAAGCCAGTCATTCATGCGTGCGATATCGGCCAAATCAACAGAGCCGTCTTTCAGTGCGGTATAGGGGATATACCCGGCGTGCACCGGGCGCATGAGAAAGTCTTCGCCGTCAGGCAAAGCATTAAGCGTCAGGCCTGATCCACCGAGGTGACTGTCTCGCTCGTAGGGAGTGCGCGCAAAAAATTTCCGAGGTTATCGCCCACCACACGCGCAGCGATGCCGAGCATCGCAAAGAGGTCGATATCGTCGAACATCAGCACACCATCGCTGAAAATCGGCGTCCAGTTACCCATCGCGCTTTTACGTGAAACCACTTTCAGGCAGGGATGCAAGATCGCATCTACGCTTTCATCCGGCATTTCTGCCAACGCATCGGCTATCTTCGGCAGCACTGTTTCAAGCGTCTTGAAGATCTCTTCCTGACCAGGCTTTTTGTCTTTCAGCGTATTTTTCAGCAGGGCCACATCTGACACAATTTTTGCGATCAGCGGCAACACCTTACGGGACACTTTCAACTGTTCAAAAACGCTGAGTTTCGCGGCGCGATATTCCACGCTGTTGATAGTAAATTCCATCTGTTAATACTCCCCGAGAAGAGGGTCGATCTTGCCGCAGTCGAATACCCAAACGTTATTATTACCGACATTTGCGTTAACAATATCCGGGTGTTTCTGGAATGCGCAGCTGCGTGCCGTGATGGTGTCGCCACTGACTTTGTTGCGGATCACGATGATGTTATTTCCCCATGTAGCGGAGGAAAGGGACTGGGCGTTATAAGCCAGGTTCAGCTTTTTGTTAACTGGTGATATTTTAAGCAGGTTAACTGTAATGGTACCTGACTTACCTGCGTGCAGGCTGTGCATCACTTCACCGTCAGCGCCAACCGTCATGGTGTTTTTCGCTTCAGCGTAGGATACCGTTACACCTTCGTTGGAGTTAGCTGATCCATACCCCAAATCAATAGATCCGGTCGGTCCTACCAGCGTGACGGAAACATCCATAAAAGAATAAGTAGACATGCTGCCCCCTTAGCGCACCACAGTGATTGCAACGGAACCGTAATGCACGGCTCCGGCCAGTTTCGCGAGCACCTGAATCGGCACTCCTTTGCGCGCTTCGCGGTCAACCTGCAACTGGTCAGCCACGCTTTCGGCATAGATGTAATATCCCTTAGTGAGGGTATCCCCTGTAGAAATCACACCCAGTGGGCCTCCTGTCCAGACGCCTGGCGCAAACAGACCGTTATTGACCGCTTTGTCCAGCACTGCCTCAATGTTTGCTATTCGGGTGGTTGTACCCGCATCGGTCTGCGGAATTTTTGTGGTGCTGGTATAAAGCGTGTTGAAATCTGCGGTCTGCACTGCATTTTGCAGCCAGTCGAGGCCGTGGCGCTCATCGAAGAAATCGCCGTTCGACATCACACCCTGCTCCAGAATCGCCGTGTCGTTTTCGTAGTACACGTAAACGTTACAGTTCTTCACCTCAAGGTTGTTGGCCTGGCTGATTGTCAGCGTTTCATACGTGACACCCGGCTCCTGTTTAAATTTCAGGGTGATCGTGGTGTTGCTGGCGGTGAAGTCGACAGTGAATGCGCGCGCGAACGCCGACAGCGCGGCATAGCGGCTGCTGGTCGAATACTGGATAAACGTACGGCTGTATTTGGCCGCTTTCAGCTTCGACGACAGATCGGTTGTAGTTGCGGCCACCAGCGTATCGGCTTCATTGGTAGTGATGCCGAAAATGCGGGAAACGCTCGCAGCTTCGATAGCGGCAGCCACACTGATAATGTCGGTATCAGTAGGATAATCCGCTTCCGGCACAGCCAGATGCAGACCGTACCAGCTGTTGAAGTCCATCAGCGCATTTACAGCTTGCAGCAGAGTTTCAACCTCACCGGCTTCGGCTACGTCCAGTGTTTTCACCCAGCGCCCGACATAAACCTGAGTGGGCTGTGGAGACTGGGAAAACCAGATAACAGCGGCTTTATACTCTTCGCTGTCCACCCCGAAATCGTCGCCGATATCATCAGCACTGGAGTAAAGGCGCAGGCGCTCTGCGATCGGAATAACAGTTGAATCGCCCAGAATAAGCATGGAGCCAAAATTTCGGCCCTGCGCTGCACGGGCGGAGAGAGTCACTGTCACATTTGTGACGCGACTTAATGGCAGACTTTTCTGCACCATGATTAATCTCCGGTGATGATTTCTACGTTAGGAATGAGGATTGATTTTACGTTGTAAGTGCGGGTGTTTTTGCGCAACAGCGTTACGGTAATGTCGTACCGGCGCACCCACTGGTTATTGATTAATTCCGGGAGGTTAAAAATTTCCCCGAACTCCAATAGAGACAATCCTGCTGCCTGGCGAAGAGTGTCCTGATTTTGCTCTACGGCAATGCCAGCACGGAAAAGTGACGCCATACCAGAGCCATGAGGACCGTAAAAGCAGCACAACACAGTGACCTGTTCCCATGTCCACTGTTCGCTGTTTTCTTCGCTGACCTGAACGTTTGCTGGCGTGTCAGGTAAGGGATTGGTCGTGATACCAAAGCCTACCCACGTTATGCCGTTTTTAGGGATGGAGGATTGCGGATCAGTCCATCGGGGAAAGACCAATTTTGCATCAATTCCCGTGACGCCGCGTATCCAGCGACTGATTTCTCGCTCCAGCTCTTCGTCATATTCCGGAGCATCGCCAACTGGCGTCAGGTAGCCCGGTGCTGTGCTGTCATTACTCAACTGGCGTCCCTCCGTCAAAGTCCATCAGCTCACAATGCGCCTGAACGAATCCGGCACCGTACGCCGTGTAGGGATCAACGAAGGTCACCCGATATCCACGCCCGCGATAAGTCACGATATCAGCGTCAAGTCCAGTTTGCCCCTGCGTGAGCCGGAACTGGGTCACGATGAGAATAGCGCCGTTAATGTTCTGTCCGGCGGCCATGCGTTTGGTTTCCAGTGACCGGTCAACAGTAACAACACCTGAGAACGGGTGGTCAGCCGGCGTGTTAACAGGGAAATTGTCGTCATCCGTGGTCTGGGTGTTACGGTGACAAACAAGCGTGGTATCCACAAAATCCGGATCCAGCAGCACCTCTGATACGTCGAGAAACGGCATTACTTGCTCCTTACCACGTAGGTTATCGAACGCAGCAGATAGCCGTGGGCGTAAAGCGGCTTATCGCCAGGTAATCCCTGAGCACGGCGCGCCTGAAGTGTTTTATCAGACAGCGACTGCAATCGGTCGCCGTCGCTGATGACCTTTTTAGCGCCATCGGAAGCGATAATTCCAGCTCTCTCCAGTTCTTTCTGTGCGCCAGCAGTATTGCCCTCCAGCGCCAGACCCGCTGAGGCTTTGAGGTGTTCTGTTGTGCGTTCGCGGGTATCTTCAATACCGATATCAAGAAACGGGCGGGGTGGCAGCGTCACAACCTGCGCTTTAACCGTATGAGTGGTGGCAATATTGCTTTTTTTTGCTTTTACAAAGCGGCCACCATTCTTCAAATCCCCATTGGCATCCACCTGTCGATAAATCGTTGTGGTGTGCTCAGGGATAAGAATCGTTGCGCCCGTAGAATGGAGATACCCCAACTCAGCATTATTAAATGGCGCACCGTCCTCTCGCGCGGCGTTACCCTCTGGTATACCTACAAGCACATCCATACCAGAAAGTTTCTTTAGTGCAGCAAGCACTGAGTCAGCATTATCCGTCGTTACCGTCAGGCCGCTTTTCATTCCGGTATTCCCAGTTGAATTGCTCCGGCACCGAATATCATCAGGTATTCCCAGAACTCAGAACCGTAACGGGTGTTATTCCAGAAACCCGCATCAGGATTCAGCGTGTTGCTGGCGTCATAACTGGCACTGACCTTGTCCACGGACTTAGCCGTCATAATCCCGGTGTTAATCCCGCCCGCTCCGCCAGTAGCAACGGAGCGGTTATCCACCGCAGACAGAGCTAAATAATGCGCAACAAACAGGCCTGCGACATAAGGGAAAACATCAGTGCCAAACCGGCTTTCGCTCATCATCGCATCAACCAATGTCAGGCGCATCTGAACAACAGTATCGGGATAAGTGGTTGTGTCAGAGAACTGCGGAAAGGTTTGTCGGAAAAAATCAGGCGTCGGCAGGCTTTGATTTCTTGCCATTGGTAGTGGCCTCCGTCAGTTTCGCTTCCAGCTCGGCAATCTTCACGTCTTTATCGGTGAGTTGCGATTCCAGATCCGCAATACGCGGGTCATCCGCCACGGTCGGCGCTTCGCCGTTAGGTGAGCAGTGCGCTTTAACGAACCAGTGATCGGCTACATCATCATCCACTTCATGGAAACCCACTGAGAAATGCTTTTGCTCGCTGCCGTTATTGAAATTAAACGGAGCTAGTACGTAAATCTTTTTCATTGCCAGTCCTCATGAACGGCCCTTTCGGGCCGCTGCGGATTAGATGCCGTCAACGTACGCCAGCGTTTCCGGATAAACCGGCTCTACTGCACCCAACTTGCCGTAGTAGGTCACCAACTGGTACAGGCCACGATACTGGATCGGGACGCTCATCAGTGGAACCATCGGGAATCGAACGTATTTCTTGTCATTGGTGTAGAACGACATGCGGTCAGAGTTCGATACACCACGACCTATTGCCCATTTCACCGGACGGATATTCAGAGGACGCCCGTTCTGGTGATACGCGATAGTGTTGGTTTCAAGATAAGTCAGCAGTGACTGGTTACCTGCACTGGAAACAATGGTGCTTGCCAGCAGCGAGAACTGCGCTGGAGGCAAAAGCAGATCAGTAGGAACCATCGTGTAAGAGGAGTTAACCCAGGCCGCGCTCAGACCAGCATTAATTGCGTCCCGCATTTCGTCAGGACTGGACGTCGCGAAGGTTTTGGCGGCATTTGTCGGCGTCACCTGAGACAGGTTCAACAGGCCTTTTACGCCAAGCCCTGTATCGCCCGTGTACACTTGCTCGTCGGTGTCCATGTTCCACTTGAGCTGCATGCCATCATACTTCTGGGTGTCGATAGGACGCCCAACCTGTGCGGCAGCCTGCAATTCCGGCACTGTCCAGCCAAGCTCCATACCCCATAAGGTGAGCGGGAAACCCGTTTTTGCGATGTCGACGTTAACGCCAGCCATCGCGGTAGGGATTTTGCTCAGCCAGTTTTTACCGTTGGCATTCGGTGTACCGGCAGCAGCAAAAGTGGTGTTGGTGAACGAACTGATTTCATCAGCGATAGAAACGTCTTCGCGCAACTGGATATCGCGCGACCAGGTATAACTCACCAGCGGCAGGTTCAGTGTCTGATCGAGACGTTCCAGTTCATGGATAAGAAAGGCACCAGTACCGTCGACTGTCGCCTGGTCAAATGTCATTGGCATTTGCGATTTCCTTAAATATTAAAGGCCAGTTCAATGTTTCCGCTGGTGTCGCCCGGGCCATTGAAGTAAGCGTTAGTGATCTGGACGGTGTTCGTACCATCTGCGGCAGCAAGAAATGCGCCGAGAGGGCTGGATGCGGATGGTGTATCCACGCGCATATAAACCGGACTGCGCAATGCAACACCCGAAGCATCAGCCCCAAGGTTTACCGTGACGTAGCCGCGTACCAGGGAATCGCCAGTAAAGTTTTTACCACTGCCTACCTGCTGAACTTTGTCCGGCTGGCTGGCGGTCGGATACGGGCGAACGTAAATACCCGCCAGCACTGCCGCTGTGTCGCTCGCAGCGATTGGCACGAATTTTCCTGAGGAAATCTTGCCGCCCAGACCGTAAGCAGAAAAAAGATTGGTGGAGTCCAGCAACTGAGGTTCTACAGTCAGATCCTGCGGACGAGAAATTGCCCCGGCGATGCCAGCAGGCATCCGGTAAAGAAAAGTATTCGACATGGATTAGCCTCGTTTAGACCAGAAGTCCTGCGCAGCCTGATTCATGCTGGCAATGGTTTTAACAGTGGTGGCAGTCTGCGTTTGCAGGCTGTCTGCAGTTTTGGTATTGCGGTTTTTCGCCAACTCAGAAACGGCGTTAAACGCCATATCAACCGTAGCTTTTTTCAGTTTGGTGATATCAGCATCACCAACGATTGAACGTACCAGAGACTGATCGGCAGATGTGAGAACCTGACGCTTGAACGCTGTCAGTTTCGCTTTCTCAGGTAACTGGATGCCGGGTTGAATGAGGTCAGCCCGGTAAGCGGCATCGCCGGTTACTTTGCCTTCTTCCTCTTTCTTCTCTTCTGCATCCTCATCACCGGTCTGCTGTTCCTGTTTCTCCAGGCCTTCCAGCTTGTCCAGACGGGCAATGATGGCCTGCGCCCATGCGGGCACGTTTTCCTCTGCGTCACCAGTACCTGGCAATGCCGGACCGGGCAGCGGGTTTTGCGGTGCAAGATTGATAACCACGCCACCAGGTGTCATAGAGGATGTGACATCATCATCCCCGGTAACGGTATCTGGCGGATTATCGATAAGGCTCGCCATTTCGGCGGCATCATTGGTTTTACGAGCGCGCACGAGGCGCTCCCACCAATTCTTGGCTTTGTTTGGCATACTATCTCCAAGTGCGCAACGTGAACCGGCCCGCCCGTTAGGGACTAAAGCCAGATGATTACCGGTGATCGCGTATTGTTCCGCGATACCCGGCGAGATTTGGCGGTAATCTGCGTCGTAGCCGCAGCTCACCTCATCGTCACCGTCTTCCACCGCCTGGATGGCTTCGGGTGTCTTTACGATAACGTCAGCCAGTTGAAGGTCTGAATTTTCCCCGCTACCGCGCCTGACGTTCTGAATGTGTCCGTTTGCCAGTTGTCGCCAGTTGGCTGGCGTGACAAAAATTATGTTGCCATTGAAGTCTTTCGGGTGACCGATAGTGACGGCCATTCCCTCAAACGAAGCGATCGTGCGCTCGCTGAATACCTCTTCCGGCGTCCGGCGAACGACTATCAACTCCTGGCTGTCTGGCTCGATTTCTGGCAACTCTTCCGCGCCATAGACCTGTTCGCCTGTGCGGCCAATAGGCACGTCTTTAAACAGAACGGAGCCATCCGCCAGTTGATAGCGGGTATTCCCCAGGCGGGTTTTAAAAAAATATTTCATGGGTTACCTGCTGAATTGCGGGCAATAAAAAAGGCCGCTCAGTGGCGACCTGTTATTTTCTTGGCTCGGGTATCTGAACTTCTGACCAGCACTTGCAATTAGGCAAGCATCCGGCGTGACCAGTCATGCCATCAAGGGTCGGTGGGTCATCCCAGCGAACAAACTTATCTTTCATCTTGCGATGTGATGGTCTCGTTCCTGCCCCTTCAATGCGCCACCAGTAGCCCTCAGAACCAACGGCAAGCGCGCGAGCTTGCGTCAGTGCGCCTGTAGCCCTGCCAATCTCGGTACGCGCTATCATCTGCGCTCGACTGGCTGCCACATCACCGGAGGCCATAATCATTTCGTACAGCGCATCGGGCCGTTCACCGCGAATAACCGCTTCTATTGCCCGATCCTGAATCTCAGAAACGCGTCCAGCGGCTTCAAGCGGTAACGACTTCATGTACTGAACCTGACGGGCCACGATATCCTTCGCGACCATCCCGACTGGCGTGTTACCGACAACGTCGCGCAACCCGACAGAGATTTGTTCTGACACTGATCGCCACTGGTTCCACTCTTCCTTCTCGACCTGGGCGAACATCTTGTTGCCGACCATTTCAGCCCAGTTGCTGATTAGCTCTGAATAATCCACCAACGTGGCAGCCGTCTTATCAGCGCTTGCCTGTGAACCATCGTAGGAACCCGCCACTATTTCGCCGATCTGGTTGGCTATCGCCAGTAGGCTCTTTCTGTACTGTCGCTCCGATTTGCGGCGGAGGTTCGGTTTCAGATTCAGCCTCCTCCCACTGAGACTTGGCATTTTCTATATCCTCGTCTGAAATGCTGGCCCCAATCCCGGTAACGTCAGCCATTTCGCGCAGGTCAGTCAGCGCAGCCGCCGGAGACATCCCCAATTCGCGAACTGCCGTTGCCAGCGCGTTAGCCGTGTTTGTTGCGACCGTTGATCGGTCAACGTCCGACATCTGCCAGAGCGGGTTAAATTCAAAGGTGAAATCGTCCGGCAATGGCTCGCCGAACTCTGAGCGATGCAGGACATCGAACAACAGGCGAATATGCGAGCGAAGGTCGCGTTCCTGCTGCGTACCCACGTCACCATAGTAGTTAGCCAGGTCAGCGTCACCCGTAGAGAATCCTTTCGGGGATTGTCGGAACATACGCACCAGGGGGATTCCAACGGCCCCGGCAATGTCTTCTTTAAACTCACTCAGCAGGTCAGACAATCCGGCAAACGAATATGAGTGCGTTTCAAAGGTGTCCTCCGCGTCGAAAAGCGACATACCCTCGTTGGTCTGGAACTGGCGCACCAGGTCCATCTGTTTGACAAGTGCTTCAAACGGCTTGCCTCCCATGGCAATTATTTCACGCAGCTTTTTAATCTTTGCGGTGCGAAGGTGTGCTTTGTAGGCAAGCTGAGCTGCGCCAACGCTGGTACTGTCATAGGCAGTCAGGCGGTCAAAGATGCGCTCGACGACAGACATACCCCACTCGTTTTCGGTTGTTTTCTGCTGGTACGGCAGTTTCACACCATCCATACGAATCAGGCGAGAATGGTGCAGCGTCCAGGCGGGTAACCCCTGTGCCGTTGTCACGATGTCATAAAACTCAGGCTTACCCAGGTTTGGACCCAGCGTTTTAATGCGGCGCGCTAGCTGCGGGTTAAGCATCCAGCGATCCAGTACCGCCAGACCTTTGAAACTTCCCTTGCCAACTTTATCGAGGATAAGGGGGGTTAACGGTGCCTGACCTTCGATAAGAATCAGTGCGCCCGCTCCACCGTAAAGCCGTGACCATTTCAGCGCCTCGTTGAGTGCATCCCACAGTTGAAGCTCTTCAAACTTCGATTCCAGAATGCCGCGGCGCTTCGGGTCAATCTCACTGGTAATGCGCACGCCTTTTTTGGTCATGTCGTCGGGGATGGCGTCAACGGCCACCCCAATGATCCACGACGAGCGATATGCCCACTCAATAAGCAGGCGGTTACGGCTGGTATAGTTCGCCTTGTACGTAGACGCAGCGTGCTGGTTCGGTTGCTGCATGCCAACGCGGGCAATAAAGTTATCGTACGAATCCGCCGTGGCGAACCTTCCTGTTTTTTTCGCCATACGGTTATTCTCCAAGCTTCGCCCAAACATCCATAGCAGTGTCGGTAGGTGCGAACGCCATAATGAAAGCATCAGCCACGTTAGGTGACGGCACATCACGTTTAGCCAGGTCTTTTTTACTCTCAACCATCACTCGACCATTTTTGTCAAAATCACGATGTGGTGTTGTCAGTTCCAGCTTGAGCTTTTCCAGCAACGGGCAGGATGAATCGATGCTAATCAGTTCATCGACTTCAAACTTTTCACTACGCTTTACCGCGTTGTAGGTATTTCGGAAACGGTCGGCCACCAGCCACCACGCCTGCGCTTTCATATTTGCAAAGAAATCCTGATTGGGAATACTGTTGTATTCCTGTTCTGGTTCATTAACGCCAGCACCGGCATTGAAACGCTGATAGTTAACATCCCTGGCATTCGGATTATCGCGTTTTCTATCGAAGTTAATTTCTGAGAATTTAGCGCCAGCAGATGCGCCCACACCAATGCTGTCGTAGACAATATCAGCACCGCGCTCTAATGCAGCCTGGTAAGTACGCTGACAGGATTTGAGTAACTCATCTTCTTTGGCGGACCATTCATCAGCCCAGTAAACAACTGAACCGTGGCGGTATACGTTGGCACATTTATCCGCTCCGCTGTCCGCAACGTCAAACCCAACCCGTTTACGCCCATTAGGTTCAAAACCAAGTGCTTTGTGAGCATCAACGGCCGCCTCAATCCATGAAAGTTTGATAATGGCGACATCATCATCGGAATCAGGAACGCCAAGATAGACATGTTCAAACCCTTCCGGATCACGTCTCCTTGCCGCCTCAATAACTTCCAACATGGTGTCGGACAGGAATGTATTTTCGTCGTAGTTGATTTTGCGTATCAGCGTGTTTTCTGGCGGGTCCACCACAAAATTACGCCAGACAAAATCGGTCACCAGATTGGGATTGAAGATAAACCAGCATTCAGAGGCTTCTTTACGGATTGTGGGTTCAAGTATTTCCCACTGTTTTTCTGTCAGACCATGCGCCTCTTCAAGCCACAGAACGTCGATAGATTCGAGGGATTTTATTTCCTCGATATTTCGCCATAAGCCATAAAAAACAAATTCACTTCCCGTTACGCGGTTAATGATTTTGTTGTCCAGAATGCGAAAGCGGTGTCGCAAACCGAATCGGTCAATCTGGATTTTAAGCAGTGTGTAAACCGATTCTTCTATCTTGTTCTGTATCTGCCTGGCACAGCAGAAACGCAGCGTGTACTTATTGGCAAGAAAAATAGCAATGCCGGCAGCATCCCACGACTTACTCGAAGCGCGGCCACCGTAAAGTACCTTATTCCTCGCCTTGGTTGTCCAGAACGGCCTGAGTGCCGGATTCAAGGACGGGCGTTGGGTTGTCAGCATAGAAATCATCCAGACCGCCTGAGGCGTCATTATTCGGATCACCGAGTTCGAGTTTCAGACGATCGACCTCGAGCCCCACTTTCTCCGCCGCTATCTCACGATAATTTGTGTCAGCGAACACCTTACGGATTGTTGCGGTGGTGCCCTCTATCGATTCTATTCGAACGGTATTGCGCATCATGGCTTTGTCCGCAGAGCTGATTTTTTCCAGCAGCCCTTTTATCTCGTCGTGATTAGCGTCTTCCAGTTCAGTTTTCCAACGCCCAATATTTTCCGAGGCGACCAGGTTGCTGGCGCGCAGGCGAAATAGTTCGTCGTCGAGCGTCAGCGCCTTTGCATCTTCGATTACCTCATCACTCAATAACAGGCGCCGGGCGTAGCCACCATGCTTGAGGGAAAGCTGATTATTCGGTTTGAAGGCGTTAACTGGTGGATCGGTACGCGAGCCTCGAATCGGTTTCGTATTTTCAGGAGGCTGACTTTCCCCCGTTGCGTTCTTTTTCGAATCGTCAGAAGTGGCGCGCTTTTCCGTGGTACGCACACTTTTTTTTTGCGTACCACTTTTGCGTACCTGCGTACTTTTTTGCGTACCTTTTTTTTCGCTGCGTACCCATCCGTGTTTTTTGGCGCGCTTTCTTATCGCCCCTTCACTGACGCCGTAAATTTTAGCCAAATCACGAAGGGAAAGTTGTCCGGCGCAGTAATCACGTTCAAGGCCGCTTTCCTCGGGATTTGCCATACCCCCTCCGGAGTTTATTTAACGAACGTCACTTTCGTGGTTATCAGTCGGCGAATAAGTCTCGCGGCTTCACGCTCCATATCAGCGATGGTTTCTGACGTTGCAACCTTGCTGCGGTATTTGCGTTCAATTTCTGCCAGAACAGCGTTTACGTCAGCGCTGCGTGGTTCGATGATTTCTACATTTAAACGCGCCATTTAAAAATCCTTACGGCTGATTACGGGCATTATCGATGGCTCTCATTGAAAGCCACCTGTAATGCTGTTTAGATCAGGAATTTGTTTTTCAGAGCGACTAGATCGGCCTCTGCATCTTCACCCAGAACTTCGATACCGTGTTCGATAAATGCGACCACTTTGTCGAAATCAGCTTTCATGGCTTCCAGTGGGGATAATGCTGCTGGCATGGTATCAGTGGTGGTTGGTTCTGCTGTGACAGTTTTGTCGGTTGCTGGAGCGGTTTGGGTTGTTGCGACTTCTACTGGTACATCTGACATTGTTGTAACTCCTGATGTTGGGGTTTCAGTCGTATAGACTGGGGTGTAATAGATGCTTTTCAGCCATGTAAGAAAGCGCTTAATCATTTCTGTCTGGCCTCTTCGATTTGCTTGATGCCATCGAGCTGGTTGTTTAACTGGTCAACCGTCGTAAGCAGCGGGTCAATCCAGTAAACAGCCTGTCCGTATGTCAATCTGCAGCCGGTGGAAGTGGCGGGGCTACTTTCTGCAGCAGGCTGGCCGGTATCGGTGTGCATTGCGCTGGCACGTAAACTGTTCGCGTATCCGAGCAGCCGGCCAGCAACAGCAGAATCAATACACTTGCCGCTGGCAGGATCGCTTTTGATAATCGTTCGGTATTCAATTTTTCTCTCCTGGCTTTTTCCGACGATTCGCACCGTGTACAACTGCGCAGCGCCAGCAATTTGATTTGCTCGCTGGAAGTTAAACGCCTGGGTTGAAATGGTTTCTGACTGGAGCGCGTTGTCAGACTGAAGCTGGCTCACCTGCCCTTTTGCCTCGACAGATTTTCCGTAAAAATGAAAAGCCAAAAATATCATCAGAGCGATAAAACCGGCTGCGAACGCGGTTACGCTGATGCGGAACCAGTTGATCATGGTTAGCCCTCCAGACAGAGCGCCTTCTCTTTATCGCGACGAACCACCAGCCCCGGCAATTTTTTACCACCGCCGTATACCCAACGCGGAAACTGTTCACACGCTGCATGAATATTTCCGGCCCGGAATAACTGGAACATCGTTGATTTTTGCATCGTCGGGCAACCGGCATTAAAAGCGATACTTGAGGCAGCGCTGAACGCACCATCCGGCAACTTTTTTCCGTTTGCGTATCTGTCAACGCAGCGTTCAGCGTCGAGAATGTTTTTCTGCCAGTCTGCCGCGATTTGCGCGTCTGTTTTACGGGTTCCATCTATCACACCGTGAGTGTTGCCAATGCCATCTGTCAAAATGCCTGCTGGACACACATACGGATCACGACGACAAGATTCAGCATTGCCGATCAACTCTAACCCACGTTCATTTGTACGAACCTGTCCGTTAGAAACCACGATGGCAATTATTGTCATTACGGAACACACCACACCAACGGCACCACCCGCTTTCTTAAAGTTGGCCATGATTAATCTCCGCGAATAATCGTCTTCCCTAACGAGGCCGCGGCCTCTATTGCTCGGGTTTGTCTGCGTTGAAAATAAACATTCGTGAAATACGTCGCGATAGCCACTACGATCCCGATAATGACCGCCGCCTGGCTCCAGTCGATGTGGTGAAACCAATCGAAAAATTTTCCTAACGCGATTAGCAGGCCGGATGACGAATACGCTCCAGCCGTCGTTATTTTCTCAGGCATTTTAATCATGCTCCGGCCTCCTCGACGTTCCCGAGGGTAGTGATGTAGTAATAGGGATCTGCCCGTTGCCGTAGGCGCTTCGTAATTTAGAATTGATCGTCAGATTTGGCAGGGGCAGAAAAAGGAAAGGCCCACCGAAGTGAGCCTTGGAGCTAACTTAACACATAGTGATTTAGGTTAACGCATTAAGCAGCGACTAGTTCCAGGCGTTTACCCAGCGCTGATGGCGGGTTTCTAAAATTCTATCGCTTGCAGATTAAGTAGAAGGCTTTTCTATCTCCTGGAGTGTTTGCCGATATCGTTCCTCCTCCATCTCGACACCAAGAGCATGACGCCCCAGTGCGATAGCGGCCTTGATTGTCGAGCCTGACCCCATAAAAAAGTCTGCAACCACTTGGCCGGGCCGACTGCTGGTCTGGATGATATGACGCATCATATCTGCCGGTTTCTCGCACGGATGTTTGCCTGGATAATACTGAACAGCCGGGAATGCCCAAACGTCGGTATAAGGAACTGCGGATGTTACAGCGAACGGCCGTCGCAAATCTCGGTATTGCTGGCGCAACTCGTCATATTCCACCACCAGCCCGGCATAGGTTTTACTCAAGGCATCGTAATGTTCAAGTAAATCAGGGTGGGAATCCACCAGCGGGCTGCCCATGCCAGAAATAGCCGCTTTATCAGCGAACAAATTTTGTAATGCTGCGTACTGCACCGAGTTCGGCAACTGCCATTGACTCTCTGAAAACCAATGTGAGCACATCTGGGTACCAGTTACTGTATTGATCTCCGTAGCGGTAATTTTTAACCCAGAGCGAGCATTGCGAAAATAATCAATCAGTGGTCGAAATACCTGAGCTTTCAACTCCTGGCACTTGGTGGCATAGCCTACCTGTCCTTTTGCAAATCCCTCAGAACCGTAATGACCAGCAAAAACGATCCGCTCAGTCGCGGGGAAATATGCCCGCAAGTCCTCTTTACGCATCCGGCGCCAGGGACCCGACGGTTTCGCCCATATAATGTGGTTCAATACATCAAAACGCTGACGCACCAGCAATTCGGTATCTGCCGCTAGACGCGATCCGCAAAACAGATAAAGGCTGCCGGCCGGCTTCAGGACGCGCCAGAACTCTGCCAGCATGTCATCCAGCCACGCAAGATAGTTTTCAATGCTTTCCCACTGTCGATCCCATGCACACGCTTTAACTCGGTAATACGGTGGATCGGTAGCTATCAGATCGATACAGTTATCAGGGAGCGTTTTGATAAATTCGAAAGAATCAGCATTAACAATATTAATGCTGTTTAAATTTACAGTATTTTCCATGGATCAGAGTCACCCTTTTTGATAGGCTCCATTTGCTGTGTGCACATCAGCAATGGGCCTCGGTTCGCTCGTGACCTTCTAACGGGTGAATGGTGTGCATGATGTTATCAGCATCATGCACACCGCCCATTCCACAAACAATCAAGCCCCTGCATATGCCAGGGATTTCTCTATTCGATACCACACTCTCGCAGTGGTCGCGCTCACGCCCTTGAGTCTCTGTCGCTTCTCGCCGCTGATAACCGGTGCGCGTTTGGCTGTCGCGCTGCTTTACCGGAGCTTGTTTTGATCTATGAACCCTGACCCATCGCTACACAGGCTCGCCGACTGGCGACTCGGGGCAGCATCATGACTGCTGCATTGTCACTACTGACCGCGGTCTATCCGTTTTGCCATCACATGATTCATATCCCCCAGAAATACAAAAACCCGCTCAGTGGCGGGTTATCTTTGCTATTCATTGTCGAAACTTAAAGTTTTGACATCATATCAAAGTAAACTTAAATATGGCCTATTTAGTTCGGTTTTGCAATACATGATTTGTAATTTGTCGATTTTTGCTGTGATCGTGTTTTTGAAACCGATATCAACGCAGCGCGATCTAGGTCGGCAAAAATTCGGGTCATGGATAGCCAGTGCGGCTGATACATTTCTGACCATGTGGACTTATTTACACCCGCTAGCGCCGCTAAATCCGCGTGCTGATAAACGTCATTATTGCGTCCTGCAACTTGAAACCTAACGTCCTGCGCCGCCAGCCAGATCATCGCCCGTAACCGTTCGCGCGTTTTTTTCGCAATTCGCCGTCCTTCAATGCTCTCGCTGAATTTTCCCCAGCCAAATTTAACGATAATGGTCTGGAGTTGGAAATTGGTATCACCAGCGTAATTCCAACGCACCCATGCATTCTGATGCTCCTCGATTACGCTAATGGCGCGACGCCATGACGCTGTTGAATACTCAACAGGGATTACCAGCGGGATCGCGTGGCCTTTTGCGTGTGATTGTTTGCCCGGAACAGGAGGATTGCGCAGCATGATTTTCTTTCCTGTTACCTCATCAACGACAAACTGACGTTTGCGCGGGTAACGTTCGTGCGTGAACTGTAGTTGTTCCACCAGCGCCGCCAGTTGACCTTTTGTCCGCCCCGAAAAATCGGCGGTGGCCAGCATGATTTCTTCACGAACGTACTGCAGGTACTGATTGTTCACGCGCCAGCCCTCCCCAGCATTTTCTGATAATTACGCAAAATCCGGTAATCAATAACTACTGAGCCGGAGTAGCGGTATATGCGCAAGCGACGCCAGCGCAGGCGCAGAGAATCGGTGATATTTTTCATTGTTTTCCTCCTGCGGCGCGCTCTGCCCGCTGATTTTTATCCTGCTGGCGCTGGCGCTCTTTTTCGCGCAACTGGATAGCGTACTGTGCTCCATGTTCCGGGCAGCACCAGCGAATGTTGTCGAATTGCGGAGTGAACCTTTCACCACAGATTTTGCACTTACGGCGGGATGGTTTACGCATGCATCCTCCCGAAATAGTCCAGCGAATAACGCACTTCTCGGAGTTGAACGCCATTACCAACGGCAAAAGCCTGCGTGTACTCAATCAGGCTGTTCATGCGCTTAATGCCCATCTTTGAGGTGCTTTCACGAATGGCGCAAAACTCGCCCTCAATCCCGGGAACAACTTCACCAGGTTTACCGGTGGCTACCGCATGCCCGGAGACAAACAGAACCTTCCATTCAGATAGGTTCCGGCGTTTCCCTGCCCATTGCAGTTGCTTTGACACATCGCTGCATAGCGCGTGAAAAAATGAGTTCTGCGGCAATGTACGATCGGGGTCAGAGACAGACACAACGAGTGGAAAATCAGCGTTCAGCGGCTGCTGATTGATATAGTCGATAAGGTTTTGGCGAATACGCTTATCACGCAGGAGGAATTTTACAGCCACGCTTCACCCCCTGAGAGGCAAAACGCAAATAACAGAAAATCGCTGGCATCGCTAAACGTCAGTGAATGGGGATTTTTTATGTGCAATAGCGCCATGGTGTTCTCCATTGGCGCGGCAGGTCATAGGTTGTTCAGGCCTATGAGGGAATGTTACCAGAGGTGCTGGTAATTCGGTAGCCTGCTTTCTCGAGCATTTGCATAAACAACGAGGGCGTACCCACTATTTCATCATGCTGCAGAGGCATAAACGAAACCATATCTCCACTCCTATACATTAGCGCCCGATCACAATCCGGGAAATCCATGAACTTCGCTACAACAACCTGATCACGGCACCTAACCACCGCATAGCCAGTGGCTGGCAATTGTTCCTGTTCTTCGGCCACTCCAACTCCCTTTTTGAATAACTGTACAAATATACAGTAATAATTATTAACCTTAGCTAACACAATTGCAACGAAAAAGGAGTTGTTGTGGACTTGATCACGCAGCTACCTCCTGCCGTGCCACGCACATTTCCGGCAGATTGGCGCGAACAAGCGCCTCTGCGAACGGCGGCGGTACAGCATTGCCGCACCGCGCTACCTGCTTGTCTTTGGCGTATTTGGTTCCGCGATAATCTTGATCGATGATGTACCAGCTCGGGAAACCCTGAGCTGCGTAAAGCTCGTGCGGTTGCAGCATGCGCATGCCGATATCAACGATCTGATAGTCGATTCCCTCTACAGTCACCAGTCCGAACCGGTCATGGCTGACGACTGTATGCATAGGGTCATTGATATCGACGCCCTCTTTCTCGTTGCCGTAGTATTTCAGCAAGAATGCGCGCACTTCTCCAATGTGCAGGCCCCCGGCCGTAACTGTCGGCATCGGTTCAGTGACTGGCTGACCGTCTTTGCATGTGCCGCGCAACTTGACCAGGTGCGACGAAACCAATGCATGATGATCTGTCGTCGTCACTGTATGGGCGGGTTCATCCATCGCAGCGCCGGGACCAGTGTAGTTTCCACCGTAGTGCTTTGCGAGAAACGCGGAAACCAGCTGCGACTTTCCACCACCGCCGGCAGTGATCGTGCCGTTGGGTTCATCAGCACCATGCCCCACGCTATTTCCGAACTGACGAGCAATGACCGGAGCGATCAGCGCGGTGTGGCATTCTTTCAGGATTGTGTTCATTGGTAGGTCAATACAGCGCGGCTTTGCTGAATATTTCGGGCCACCTGCACCAGCAAGAAACGGCTGTACCAGCGCATAGCCGGGCGTTTTAGTGATCGTCTGCAACGGCTCGTTCAGCGACTGCCCACGGAAACAATCGTATTTCGTCCGGTTGCTGGTGTGGTTGCACTTGACGATAAACGGCGTCGGGTTATTGATAACAAAACGTTCCACCCCACGCGCTATACGGCGCAACGTGTTTTCAGCCAGCGGCTTTTTGCGCTCGAAAATCGACGGGCAAGGAATCGACCAGTCGATACATTCAGCTGCTGTGCGCCACGGCACCAGCTTCCCACTTTGCACGTCCAGTGATTTCGGATCCCCGTGGCTCGCAGCAGGCCATTCAACTGGCTGGCCGTCACAACGCATCACCATGAAGAACCGGCGCCGCCTGGTCGGCGCGCCGAAGTCGCAGGCGCGTAACTCTTTGTGGTCAACAACGTAGCCCAGACCGGCGACCAGGCGGCAAACGTCGTCGCTGTTAACATCGATGTTCAGCACTTCGCAACACTCAGCAATTGCCGGATGATCCGCTGCAATGCCGGTGGTCAGCATGCCGATGAAAGCAGCAAAGGTTTTACCAGCGCGCGCCGGATCCGGATGCTCTGTGCCATCTTCGGTGGCCAGCAGTGGCCCCCACGTTTTAAACTCCTCGACGTTCTCCAGCATCATGACGCGTGGCCGCACGGCCAGCGCCCAACGCAGCACAATCCAGGCAAGTCCACGGATAGCCTTTTCAACAGGCTTCGCGCCTTTGGCCTTTGAGAAATGACGGCAATCAGGGCTGAACCATGCTAGGCCCACCGGGCGGCCAGAAGTTGCCGCCATGGGATTAATATCAAACACGCTTTCGCAGTAGTGCAAGGTGTCAGGGTGATTCGTCGTGTGCATGGCAACGGCGTTTTCGTCGTGGTTGATGGCGATATCAACGCTACGGCCAATCGCCAGCTCAATGCCGGTACTGGCTCCGCCGCCGCCCGCAAAATTATCAACAATGATTTCACTCACGAGTAATTCTCCATGGCATTGACCAGTGATTTGGTCGCTTTGACGATGTCCGGTACCGACATTTTTTCCAGCCACATACGATTAATGTGATGATGTAACCGACGCTGATGATGCGCCGGAATTTCCCCAGCGCGTTCAACCTGCGAGTAGACCATTTCAACTTCTGCAGGCCATACCGTTTCCGGCACATCCACCAGCATCATCGATTCCAACTCGATAATACGTCTGGTGGCGTATTGCAGGAGTGGATCGGTATCCTCCGCCACCGCTGGCAACACGCCGTCTTTCAGAAAACAGATCCAGTGTGTATTCGAGCGTTTGCCGGATTTATGCCCTATTACAGGCTTATGCTCCGTCAGAGTCAGAATCAGGCTTACAGGAATATGCGTTTCGTTCCATTTGAAAATAAGCGTACCTCTAGGCCGCAGCACCCGAAATGCCTCACGAAAACCAGCACGCAAATCATCTCGCCATGTTTCTTTGTTCAGCGCTCCATACTTGGCGCGCATGTAGCTGTCGTCACCAGCACGAGCAAGATGCGGCGGATCGAATACTACCAGGCTAAAATTTTCATCGGCGAACGGCAGGCTGCGAAAATCAGCGATCACATCAGGTGAAATCTCCAACGTCCGTCCATCACACAATGTATGCGTTTCCTGACGGATATCGCTGAAAACGGCACGCTGATCGCTCTTATCGAACCAGAACGCGCGGCCACCGCAGCACATATCAAGAATTGGTGATACATCAGTCATGCATCACCGTCCTTACGTTCAGTGCGTCTGTGTAGCGTACCCAGCACGCAGCCGCGCCATCTTCTGTATCGAATATACTCACTAGTATCCAGCCTGTGCCGTTCGGCGGTGTTGGGTTCCATGCCGAAACCGTGTCGCTGTTGTAAACGCATTCTTCACAAAAATCGAAAGACATAAACGTGTAGTCGTGCTCCATACCACGTTCAGCGTGCCAATTACGCACCTCTTCTGCCGTAGCCCCTTCTTCAAACGGCGGGTTGTATGCGGGGTGATACCAAAATCCACTCTCATCGCGCTCAGGGAGCGCAGGCCTAATGCGGGGATCATTCACGGACTGCGGGTCTACGGCGTCATTGCAGGCTTTTTCGATTAATGGAATGACCTCTGGCGTGGCACCATCCAATAATTTTCTCAATTCCGATTGTTCAGAGCGTAGCGAAAGAATTTCCGCATTCAACCGGGTACATTCCGTTACAACACCAGCCAGTACAGATTTGTCTGGTGGAATATCCAACGCATGACGAATACATTCCATCTCACGTGACATGCTGGATTTGATAGATAAAAGCCGTTCAAGTCGATTAGCAATAGCAGCCAAAAACGGCACTTCTAGTGATTGATCATCCGTGGCCATTGAGCGAACAAATTCAATCATCACCGTTGTAGACATTTCAGGTTTCATGCCCGTACCTCCGCCAATAGCTGATTAAATTGTTCCTGCCGGGGGTCCTCGTTGGTCTTGATATAGCGAGCAACACGCTGTTTAGTCGTTAATTTTTTGGTCATTGGTCAAATCTCGATTGTTGTTTACTTGACCACCCTCAGGTGGCTTACGTTTTTTCGATAACTGCCCCATGTAAAATTCACCCAGACGCCGTTATCTATCGTGAGGCGGTCTATTACGCGCTCACCTAACACACGACTTAACTCTTCAAAATTCAAATTTGTTAGTACTCCCACAGGTTTCATTGCCGCCAGTCGACGATCGATAATCTGATTCAGAATTACCCACTCGCCACGTGTTTCTCGTTGAACACCGACTTCATCCAAAATCAGCAGGTCGACACGACATAAATCATCTAGCAATGAGGATTCAGACTCACCACCGTCGTAACAATGGCGCACTCGCAACATCAGGTCAGGAACAGTGACAACCAGTATGCTGCATTTTTGCGCCAGCAAGTGATTACCAATGGCGGCGGCTAAATGATTTTTCCCGGTCCCACATCCACCGCTGAACACAAAACTGGCGAACCCCATGCCAAAATTCTGTGCGTAACTTTTCGCTCTACTCAACGCATTGCGCTGGCCGTCATTAGTGACCTGGTAGTTAGCAAACGTGCAATTCCTGTGCAGGTCACAGATACCAGAACGTCCCATAATTTTCTCAGCACGTACTCGCTGGTTTTCCTGCGTGATTTCTGCGCTACGCTTCATGGACTCCTCGCGCTGCCAGGCGATCCACTCCTCCGGCGTTTTGAATTTCGGCTGGATGCCAGGTGGCATGAGGCGTTGCAGGCGTGCCAGTAACTCAACTGATGATTTCATGCATATCCTCCGAATTTTTAGTTAAACCCTGGTGGTATTGTGTCGTTCGGCGCAGAAAATTGGGTAGCACTGGAACTACTTCGTCGCTTGTCAGTATGCGTTTTGGCGCGTTGTTGTCTTAGGCTCTGTGCAAACGCCTGTTCCCACTGCTGGTGGTGACGAACCTTCCCTTCTGGTTCCCAGTAATCCCTGAATTGCTGTAGCTCTTCAGGCGTGTAACCTGGTTCATTTCCCAAATAACACCCCCACAGAGCTGCACGGCGGGAAAAATCAGAGGATGGCAGCCAGCTTCCTGTAACGGGAATTTTCCCGATGAGTGAGAAATTGCCTTGAGGTTGCGGGTCTTCCAGAAAATCCTCATCGCATGCGCACGGTATACTCTCTATGTTTTTATCCTTTCCCTTCCCTTCCTTTTCCCTTCCGTCAGTGAGCACTCCTTCACTACTCACTGAGGACTCACTGAGTGCTCCTTGAGTGAGTAGTGAATCTAGCGGCGGGTTATCTACATCATTCACTGAATCTTTGCTATCGTTTGGCCCTGATTCAGTGAACCCTGATGGCATGGGAATACTGGATTTGCTGGGTCGGTTTATTTTCTGATGCTTTAGAAATCCAGGTATCCGCAAATAATTCACGCCATTCACTGAGTACTCAGTGAGTAATTCGTGAGTAATTAGCTCCGCTATCAGCGGTTCGCAGTCAATCAAGTCAGCTGGGAACACCTGCATTTTGATGCGTTTAGGCGATCGCTCCAGACATCCCCTATCATTCGCAAAATTGAACAGACCAATGAACAAGAGACGGGCAGCAATTGAGCATTCCACCACCTTTTCATCTGTCCAGAACTCTGGCTTGACTGTCCGTATACGCGCCATCAATTCACCTCAATGCGTTTAAACTCGATAACCCAGCACCATGGATTAGACGCCCAACTGCCCTCGCCATAGATGGATTGCCACACGTCGCGATACCATAGGAACGGATCGTACTCACCGCCATCAATGGCTCTCTCAGCCGGATATCCCTCGGCTATAATCCCATCACGCGGGGCGTGCTTAAGTTTCTCCACGCGCACATCGATGATTTCCAACAGAATGCGGCTGGCAGCGCGTGGCATATGGATTGACGGCTTCCAACACGAGCGACCATCTTCATAGCCGTCATCATCACACCATGTAAAACTGCCATCAGCGGCATAAATGACGTGACCGGAGTAGTATCCATTGCCGAACGGCATTTCATGAATGGCGGTTGCTGGTCGGTCTGGAATCCATGGAACCATCATGCCGTCATCATCAAATGCATAACTGACTACGCCCCACGTCTCCCGCACCCAGATGCGATCGCCGACATTGCCAAAAGGGCAATGGGCAGGAAAAGTTCTGTCGTTCCAGCACCCCATATCACCGCGAGAGTGAAGCACATAGCCGCTAGAGGGAACCCCGGCGCAGTAATGCCCCAGTTCAAGCCCACTGAAATTCAGGTTTAAACCTTTCTCCCGTGGCCTGAATTTAACCGGGCGCCGCGTCTGCGTCTTGCGCCCGTCGAGAATGGCGCGAACCATATCGCCGTTAAAAATCAGTCCGGTTTCTTTCATGACTGGTTACTTAATAGTATTCATTGGTCAAAACTCTATGGACTGGATATTTGCGCGCTGGTCGTCGCGCAGTCGCATCAGCGACGATATGCCAGCCGATAATTTCAGCTCGAACTCACGCGATGGAGCGCCGAGCAGAGCGGCGCTAAACGCGTCGCTGCAGGCCTTCATTGCGATAGACAGAAGCGCCAGCCGGTCATTTGGCTGTACGAGCCACAATCTGAACTGACTCGGCATTACGTCCAGGATTGACGGTGTTAATGCCGCAACGCACTGCTGAGCATGTTCCGAATCAGAATCCAACCAGCGGAATAGCTTCTGCATCTGCAAATAACTGCCCTCCGGAATTTCCAGCCCGGCGCCACCCTGCTCACGCCAGTGCGTCAGGATGTCAGTGGCCACAGCCTCACGGCTGCGCCAGTTGGCGGCCCATGCACGCACAGCATTGCGGATATGCTCATGTGTAATGGCCGGGTGATTTGCGTAAATCGGCACCAGCGCGCCGCGTTGTTTAAACTCTGTTACTGCTGTGTTCATGATTTCACCTGATCCTTTTAGGCTGCGGGAAACACGCTATCCAGCGTGCATTTACTACCAAGGCGATTTAGTGCCTCGACAATTTCACGGCACTCAGATAATCCGGGCGCCCGTAAACCGGCTTCGTAGTTCGACAGTCGAGAACGATTCCAACTAAGCGCATCAGCAAGCTGTGCCTGCGATAAGCCAAGTTTTTTTCGTTCGGCTTGAATGTTGCTCACTATTACCTCCTTCACAAAACGTGATGTGAGCATTAGACACAAAATGTGACTATCGGTCAACAACAAAACGTGAATTTTTGAATGTCACACATCGTGGTAACATTCGGAGTATGAAAACGATGTCAGAAGTGATCGGCGAGAGACTGAAAGAGCTCCGCACAAAACGGAACTTGAGCCAGGCGCAGTTATCGAAACTGTGCGGGTGGGCTACGGCTTCGCGTGTAGGAAATTACGAATCTGGATCCAGAAACATTGGAGCGGATGATGCAGTCGTACTGGCGCGGGCGCTGGGCGTGACTCCGTCAGAGCTGCTTTTCGGTGAACAGGGTGACCCGGCTAACTGGCTCAATGACAGACAGAGGGCCGTACTATTACTATTCGATCAATTGCCGGAAGCCGAGCAGGACAGAATGATCGATCTGTTTCAATTGCGGCTACGAGAACTTGATGATTACGTTGAAAAGTATCTGCGTGGTCGTTACAAGTTAGCTGATGAGTAACTAATCTTCTAACCTCCCCATCTATTCCCAACCCGCTCCGGCGGGTTTTTTTATTATCTAATCTTTGCCCAGCACTATCAAAAATTCATCAACACAATCTAACGCTATTATTAGCCACAAATCGTGGTTGACATATCAGACACAATATGTGACTATCATCCCAACACAACGCAGCAACACCCCACAGCAATAAGCATCAGGCAATACCACGAGTTACTTGATGGTGCGAAAGGGTTAAGTAGCCAGCCCGAGGCATACGAACATGACGGCAGTTGCTGAAATTGAAGTAGACGCGCAGCAGGTTAGAACCGTTCCGGCGACCCGCCGTCAAGGGCAATGAGGGGCTGATGATTAACCACCAGCAGTTACGAGAAGCACAACGCATGGCCGCAGCCGCAGTATCAAGCCGCGACAAAAAAAAATGGGAAGAGGCTAAACGCCTTTTTCGGCAGGCAACAGGGAGGACTTTGCACTAATGGGAACACTATTCGCGCTCGTTATCAGCGTTTGCATGCTGAACGGCAACTGTGATGACGCAGTTCTGGGCGTTTATGAGTCCAAGCAGGAATGCGTTCAGGACATGTATGTTCAGCGCGTTCACGGTGAATGTTATCCAGTTGAGGGGATTGTCCCCACAGGAGATGGCCAGCGCCCCGCTACACGTTAATCGAGTTTTGACCAATTGCCATTTGTTGGCCTGTTTGCCAGCACTGGGGAAACGCCCGCTCCACGTTACGGAGCACCAATTGCTGTGTGTAGTCTTTCGGCGGTGCGGGTTTATTACTTTACCAATCCGCCGCTTTTTAAAACGCAAAAAACCGCCGAAGCGGTTTAATGCGCCGATTCGCCGACCAAAGCAAATCGGAATCGAGTTTTGACCAATAACCACTCCCTAAGGGCGCAATCAATGGCTCAGGGGATTCTACAACCCGAAGGAGCAAAAACGCAATGAACAACTATGCGTTTGTCATTAAAGCGAAAGCAAAATCGGACAAAAAAAGTCTGTTCTGCTGGTTCTCTGCAAAATCTGATTCACGCGCCGAGCGCGAAATTGCCAATATTCTTGAAGATGCCGAAATTGAAACTGGCCGCGGTACCGATTATCTCTTGCCCGTCCGTACCAACTGGCACGTTGTTGATGACCTGCCGGACGAGGGTGTCATTGATGATACGTGGTGCGATCGCTACGAGCTGAGTGAAGATAGCCTGACGTGGAAGCGGATCCCCGCGCCGCCGCCATCAGTTAACATTCATGACGACCACGCAACCGTAGCCGCTGCGCAAGTGGAACATTCTGGCGCGCAACTAGCACAGGATACAGAGCAGACCGGCACGCAATCGGAGCCGCAGCAAGACAGCGCCGTTACATTTGAACAGGCTACGTTTACTCAGCGAGTTCTTGGCGCGTGGCTATATAGTAAATTCACGGCTCTCGGGCCGCAAGGCCTGCGCGATATTGCTACGTTGCAGCACGATATGGACGCAGCATACCCACAAAACCTGCTGCTGGCGCTGAACAATGCAAAAGACTTGCTACAGCTCAAGCACTGCTTCCCTAAAACGCTTTTCGATCTGATTCGTGACATCAAAAGTGTTTGGCCGGTGGACGACAAGGCGCCGGACGTCGGCCACTTGCTGACGTTTGCAAAAGAATGGATTAACGCACACAACAATCAGTCCGAATCATCTAATGGTCCGTTACGTGAAGATATTACCGCGAAGTGGGTCGCAAAACAGGGCATAAAACGCACTAATGCAGGCACGAACGCAGGTGGTAACAATCAAACTGATCGCGGCAATGACATCACGCACTCTCTTGATTTGCTGAATAAAGAAATAGCGATGGCCACCCTGCCGATGGATTTTGATATCTATGAAATACCCGGCCCCATACTCCGCCGGGCCAAAGAGATTATTGCTAACAAAGAAGAGCCATTTAATACGTGGAGCCAAAAGTTACTCAACATGCCCGGTATTCTGGATTTTTCCCGTGCCGCGATTTTCGCGTTAATTCGCAATGCGATCCCAGACATCACCAAGATGCCCGCATCAATGCAGCCGTATATCAATTCCAGCCTCACAGAGTCAAACCACGCACACCCCTCACTGGAATTATTAACGCTAGCACGTCACCTGCCCGCCATCACTGAACCGGGCAACACCACCGAAACCAATAATGGCACCGATTCAACGTTGGAAAATACCAAACTAGGCAGCACTGACGCTCAGCCAGAAATGAAAAACCTTGGCGGCGGCATGTTCTCTATTGATGGATTGTCTCAGAAAGCCACCTCAAATGAGGGAGAAAAACCGGAAAATCATTCCGAGGAGGTTGGTGATGTGCAGATGGAAACGAATGTCGGTCAGTCGAGCGAAGCTGTTACTTCGTTACCACCAGCAACGAGCGAACATGGCACGGTTGAAGAAGCGGCCGCAAATCTGGCGAATGCGATGAAGCGCTGTACTGATGCTATCCCGTCAGTACAAAAAATCGAACCACGAAATATTTCAGAAAATATTCCTGCCAGGACTGATAGCGAACACGTCGAAAAACTCGAGGCCCGTATAGCTCGTCTGGAGGGGGTTCTGGCGTCATTTGCTGCTGCGTTTACAACTGCGGAGGACACGCTGTGAAGAAATATTGCGACCATTGTCTGGTACAGCGTGAAAGTGACGAACTAAGCACTTACCCAGTGAAACGCTATATGGGCATAACTCAGATGCACTTCTGCAAAGACAAGCCCTGTTATCAAGAGTACGTGAAAGCAAATTTTTCACGCCTAAATTTCCGGAGGCGTGCATGTTAACTCACCCACTAGAGCATCAGGTAGCGCTGCAGTGCATCGCGTTGATATGTCTGAACAGCGGTATTTCGCCCACAGACCTTGAATTTATCGCTCTCAAGCTCGCGGAGTATGACGCAGTTTGTGACGCTATTACGGATGGAGAAAATCATGTTACGAGTCATTGATACGGAAACCACCAGTTTTGAGGGTGGCATCGTCGAGATTGCCAGTGTCGACATTGTTGATGGCGTCATTTGTAATCCTATGAGCGATCTGGTTTGTCCTCCTGAGGCTATCAGTTTTGAAGCGATGGCGATTCACCATATCACTGAGGATATGGTTGAAAGCGCGCCACTAATTAGCGAGGTTATTGGTCGCTATTTGGGGGCCGATGCGTACGTTGCTCATAATGCGGCGTTTGATAAAGCAAAACTGCCACAAATTGATTCCCCATGGATTTGCACAATGAAGCTGGCACGGAAACTATTCCCGGAACATGCCAGCCACAGCAACCAGTACCTGCGTTACAGCCTGGGACTTAAGCCCGAATTACCGGAAGGTCTCTACGCCCACCGCGCACTATATGACTGTTATGTCACCGCTGAATTGCTCATCTATATGGGGCGCATGGCGCAATGGACTATGAGGGAAATGAGGGAAATAACAAACAACCCGTCCCTGCTCCACGCCATGCGCTTCGGCAAGCATAAAGGGAAAACCTTTGCGGAACTGTCAAAAGGGGATCCCGGGTATCTGCGCTGGTTGATTGCCAGTGACATGGATGAAGACATCAAATACACGGCCAGGCATTGGCTTAACGGGGGCATCTAATGGGAACGCCAGTGCTGATCCTTGGTGACTCTGGTGCAGGCAAGTCATACAGCTTGCGCAATTTCAATCCCGATGAAGTGATGCTGCTGCAATGCATTCCCAAAATGTTGCCATTCAAATCTGCAGGTTGGAAATTGCACGGTAAAGAATTGCCGGACGGCACCAAGCAGCGTGGGAACGTTCTGCGTTCTGATAACTGGGAAATTGTACTGGATACAATTTATCGAATGGTCAAGTCACCTACACGCCGCGTGCTGATCATTGACGATTTCCAGGTTGTCATGCAGCACGAAAATATGAATCGGGCTTATCAGACCGGGTATGCAAAATTCACAGAAATGGCAGATCACGTCTGGCGGATCATTACTGCGGCCACGCTGTTACCTGACGATTTCCGCGTTTATTTCCTAGCTCACACAGAAGAGAGCGAGGGAAAAATCAGGATGAAAACCACCGGGAAAATGTTGAATGAAAAGCTGACGCCTGAAGGATATTTCTCAATCGTGCTGAGGGCTATCAAGAAAGACGGCAAGCACGTATTCCTGATTAAAGGCGATGACAATGATACGGCCAAGGCACCGCCAGATATGTTTCCAGATAAAACGGAAATGGATAACGACCTGAAAGCGGTCGATGTGGCAATCACCGAATTTATGACAGATTTATAAAGATTAAGGATCACACCATGAATCAACCAATGAGTTTTGTCTGGAATGCCGACGCTGCAGAAATGGCGAAAAAAGCTGGAGCATCTGCCGGAATAAGTGAAACAGGTGCGTACGAGGGCGTCATAACCTCTGCAATCTATACATTTGGCCGGGATGGGAGTCAATCCCAGGCGCTGGAACTGTCTCTTGATTCGAATGGAGTCAAGGCTAACTACTTGCGCATTAATTTCATCGGCAAAGACGGGCAGCAAACGTTCGGAATGGGATTGGTATCTGCTCTTATGTGGGTTGCTCAAGTGAAGCAAGCTCAACCTGTGCAGGTACCGACTGCCGAAGGCACAGAATGGCACTGCCCTGCATTGGAAGGGAAAAAAATCGGTTTGTTTCTGCAGAAAGTCCTCTACACGAAACAGGATGGATCGGATGGGTATAAATTTGAAGTGCGTCACGTGTTCCAGCCAGGAACGCGCCGGACGTATGCCGAACACGCCGAGAACGCGCCTGCAGAAGCAATCGCAAATCTTGAAAACTCAATGAAAGACAAAGACGAACGAAATCACGACCACCGGCAATCAACAGGTCAACGAGAAGGACAGCAAGGGAACCCGTACACATCAGGAAATCCCTATGATCGACAAAATGGCATTCCCCAATCCAAGCTCCAGCAGGCCGCAGCACAGCAACAATCAGAACCCATTTACGACGACGATATTCCGTTTTGAATGCCGGAAATTTTAATGGTCTGGGAGGTGGAAACCTCCCCATTAATAGAAGAGAAATTTATGGCAGATGATATCGATCGCGCTAGTGAAACTGAGGATTTACAACGTTCCGTGGCTATAAGCTCTCACCGCATAGATAGAACTGCTGTGTCAGCAACCGAATGCAAAGAATGCGGTGATGCAATCGAAGAGGCGCGGCGCATAGCCGTTCCAGGTTGTACTATGTGCCGGGATTGTCAGGACCAAGTGGAATCACGAAATAAACACGTTAAAGGCGGTGTAGCATGAAAAGGACCGTCGAGATCGATGACATCCTGACGCGCGAACAAATTGCTGCGCTACTACATATTAACCCTCAAACTGTTTCCCAACTGGTCAGACAGGGACGTCTGCCGGCATTCAATATTGGAACGGATAAACGCCCTATTTACAGGTTTGTACGTGCGGCATGTATTGCTGCAATGACCAATTCGATCAACACTCAATCCGTGAATGCGGGTGACATGACCGAGGAAAAACCATGTCAATCAAATTACGTGGCGGTATCTGGCACTGTGATTTCACTACGCCAGGCGGCCAAAGAGTTAGACAATCGCTTGAAACAGAGGACAAAAGGCAAGCTCAGGAACTCCACGATAAACTGAAAGCGGAATCATGGCGGGTAGCTCGACTGGGAGGTTTCCCGGTCGTCACGTTTGATGAGGCGTGTATTCGATGGCTCGATGAGAGGGCTAGCAAAAAATCCCTGGATGATGACAAATCGCGGATTGGCTTCTGGATGAAACACTTCTCAGGCCTACCAATTAGCTCTATTACAGAACAAAAAATTTACTCCGCAATCAGCAAAATGACGAACAGGCGACATGAGGAGAACTGGAGATTAAAAGCGGAAGCAATGATACACGCTGGCAGGAAACCGCCAGAGTTCAAACCAAAACCGGTAGCACAGGCAACAAAAAACACGCATTTAGCATTTATTCGGGCATTGTTGAGGGCGGCAGAACGAGAATGGAAATTGCTGGAGAGAGCACCACATATCAAAACCCCGACACCAAAAAACAGACGGATCAGGTGGCTGGAGCCACATGAGGCGCAGAGATTAATCGATGAGTGCGCCGAACCATTGAAGTCGATTGTTGAGTTTGCGCTAACAACCGGACTTAGACGCTCTAATATTATCAATCTGGAGTGGCCGCAAATAGACATGCAGCGGCGTGTCGCGTGGGTAAATCCAGAGGACTCAAAAAATGGACGAGCAATAGGTGTAGCTCTCAATGATGTGGCTTGCCAAGTATTAAGACGCCAAATTGGTAGGCATAACAGATATGTGTTTGTCTATGTCAATAAATCCACCCGTCCAGATGGATCTGAAACGGAATGCATCAGAAAGATGCGCTATGACGCAAACACGGGATGGCGCTCAGCGCTACACCGGGCGGGGATAACCAATTTCAGGTTTCATGATCTGCGGCATACATGGGCGAGTTGGTTAGTTCAGGCTGGAGTTCCGCTATCAGTTCTACAGGAAATGGGCGGCTGGGAGAGTATTGAAATGGTGCGTCGATATGCCCATCTTGCGCCAAATCATCTCACTCAGCACGCCCAGCAGATAGATAGAATTTTGCGCCATGATGACACAAATACGGCACAAGAGGAGGAATTGAAAGCAGTTTAA